TGAGCTTGACGATCCGGTTGTGCCACGCGGGCCACACCATCGCGTCGAGGCGGTCCGGCGACCAGTCCAGCTCCGGGTACCAGGTGCACAGCTGGTCCTCCAGCTCCGGCCACCGGTCCACGAGGTGCCAGCGGTTCTGCGAACTGAGGGCGGAGACCGGCTGCGCCCGCACGGCCTTGCCCCGGGTGGCACGGGTCATCTTGATCGGGATGTTGTGCCCCATCTGGTCGGCCGCCGCACGGATCGTCGATATGGCCATCTCCCCACCGAAGTTGATCTCCACGACGATGTCGTCCGCCTCGAACTCCACGGCCGCCTCGACGGCCCGGCGCCCCCAGCCCTCCGGCCGCAGGTGGACGGTCCGGTCGGCGAGCACGTACCCGTGGGCGAGATTCAGCCGCCGGTCCGAGGCCGTGAGGTGCTCCTGCATCGACTTGCCGACCACGACGATGCCCTGCTCCCCGGCTCCGCCGGACGGGTCCACGCCCACCGAGATCCGGTCGAGGCGGTCCGGCACGTCGACGGCCCGCACCCGGGACTCGTTCAGCCAGGCCCGGGTCCACAGCGCGTTGCTGTCCTCGTCGAGGATCTCCGCGAACAGCTCCTGGCGGCCGAGGTCGGTCGAGCCGTACTCCTCCTCCAGCGCCTCCCTCAGCTCCAGCTGGAGGTGGGGGTTGTCGTACATGGAGGCCTTGGAGAGCACCACGTTGCGGTACCCGCCGGAGGCGAGCCGCTTGATCAGGGGGCGGGGCTTGGGCGTGGTCGAGGCGACCCAGTGCGGCCGGGGGCCGGAGCGCAGGCCGAACCGCATCTGGCTCCACGCGTCGTCGAGGTAGCGCCACGCCGCCAGCTCCTCCAGCCACTGGAGGCAGCGGTTGCCGCCGGAGCGCAGGCGCTCGACGTCCTCGGGGGTGTGCGCGCCGAAGAACTTGGCCACGGAGCCGTTCGGCCAGCGCACGACGGTGCCGCCGGTCGTGTTGACCATCTTGGCCTCGGGGGAGTGCGCGCTGAGGCCGGACGGGCCGGAGAAGCAGGACGTGGCCGCGTCCCCGAGGGTGGGGGCGATGATGCCGACCCAGTGCGGGGTCGGGCCTGGCAGGCACGGCGGACCCATCACGTGATCGTGGACGTACTTGGCGCAGGCGTCGGTCTTCCCGGCGCCTCGACCGGCGAGCAGCAGCCACCCGTACCACTCGCCCGGGGGCGGGACCTGGTGCGGGAGCGGCTGCCAGCGGGGCTCGGTGAGCGTGCGCGCGTGCATGAGCAGCCGGTCTCCGGCCTGCCGTCCACGGAGCGCGCGATCAGTAGCCATGCCGATCAGTGTGCCCCAGCCGGGCGTAGCAGAGCCCCGGGAGGGTGGAACCCGGGGCTCTGCCGGACCGGATGGACGGCTCCAGGGTATACGAGGACCGGCTGCCGGTCAGGTGCAGCCGGTCCTCGTCGGGCTCCGCAACCCGTGCACCCAGCCTACGTGCGGGCACCCCCGGTTCCGGGGATTCTCAGCACCTGTCCCGGGAAAATCAGGTCCGGGTCGGCGACCCGGTCCCGGTTCACGGCCCAGATCCGCCTCCACGTCGTGTGCTCGCGTGGCGCAATCTTGCTGAGCCAGTCGCCGGGCCGGACCGTATACGTGTCGGCCGCCACCGGCTGCTCGCCCTCGGCGGGGGCCGCCTCGGTCCTCGGCTTGGGCCTCGGAGCCGCAGGATGGCTTCTCCCGGCCGAACTCGGGGCCGTTGAGCCGTAGGGCCGGACCACTCCCGCGATCACTCCTCCGGCCCTATGGAGTGTCGAATAGCCCACCCCGCCGTTCACGTGGTGGCTCGCCGTGTCGACCGTCCGGCCCAAGCCCACGTACAGCGCCACGTGGTCCGCGTACGAGCTGAAGGAGTAGACCACCAGGTCCCCGGGGCGTATCGAGGACAGGGAGACCCGGGACAGGCCGTGGAGCTGGCCCGCTGCCGTCCTTGGGATCCTGACTCCGGCGTGGAGCCAGGCCTGGGACGTGAGGCCGGAGCAGTCGAACCGGACCGGTCCGTTGCCGCCCCACAGGTACGGGGCACTGCTGATCTTGCTGATCGCGTACGCCACCGCCACCGCCGCCCGGCTGCTCGACGGCGGGGCTGCTGCCCGGGGTGCCTGACGGCTCGTGTGGGACGGGAGCCGGGGCGCTGGTCCGGACCGGCTGAGCCCGGCCCGTGGGCCGCACACGGGCCACGCTCCGGGGCCCTGGCCCTTGAGTACCCGCTCCGCCACCGTGATCTGCTGCGCTTTCGTCGCCTGGTTGGCCTGTGGGGCGTACGACGTACCCCCGTAGGCTGCCCATGTCGACGGGCTGAATTGAAGGCCCCCGTAGTACCCGTTGCCGGTGTTGATCGCCCAGTTCCCGCTCGACTCGCAGTCCGCCACCTTGTCCCAGGTCGACGTGCTCGCGGCCGATGCTCTGCTGCCGCTGCCCACGGTCAGGGCAGCGGCGACTGTGCTCACCCCCAGTGCGGCGCCGACGGTCACTCGGCGTTTCCCCCTCGGTTTCCTATGCGCGGCCATACGACCACCTCCGCACAGCACCGTAGAGGTTGTACACCAGACAACCAAGTTCTCCGCAGGAATTACACAGAGTAACCGAGGTTGCGCGCTTCCTTCAGAGCAGCTCCACGTCGCTCGCGCCACGGGACCGAGGAGACCCCGAGTTTGACATAGATGTTGCTCAGGCGCGTAGTGACGGCGGACCGGTTCACGCCGAGGATCTCCGTGGCCTGGCTGAGCGAGCGGTCCCGCAGCACGGAGAGCGTGAGGACCTCGGTCGGCGTGAGCGTGTCGGGGCCCGGGCGAACGGCGACGGGCCCCACCGGGGGCGGTACCTGCGCTAGGTAGCCGCGTTCCTGACCGGCCCTGACGGCCGCCTCACGCCGGACGTCCCGGGGCACCCCCGTCACGTCCAGGCGACGGTACAGCTCAGAGATCATCCGCTCCATCTTGATCTTACTCAGGCCCCACGACAGTGCCAGCTCCCGGACCGTCCGGCCGCAGTGCAGGGCCTTGAGCAGGCGCACCTGCGCCTCGTCGAGCGGCTCCGGCCGGAGGTCGCCGCCCCGCAGCACCCACTCGTGGTTGGCGCGCTTGCAGGCGGGGCACGCGTCCTCGTCGGCCTCGATGTGCCGCAGGTACGAGGCCCGGCTGCCGCAGCGCTCGTGGACGCCGACCAGCCCGAGGCGGTAGGCGAGGACCACGGCCTGCGTATTGCTGCGGGCGCCGAGACGGCGCCGGGCGACGGCGAGGGAGTCGGCCACCGAGTTGCGGTCCGTGCCCATGATCTGGGCCGTCTCGGTCGTGTTGTTGCCCTGGGACAGCAGCCACAGGACTCGGCGCTGGTACCCGGTAAGTGTGGCTGCGCTCGTCATGGGCAAGGGTTCCTTGGTCACGGTATTGGGTTGGCGCCTCCCGGCCCCAGGGACGGGACCCACAACCGCTCCCCTCCGGGAGGCGCCTGCTCCGGTACACGTACGGCCTGATCCACGTACTCCGGCCCGGAGCCTTGCAGGGTATTTACCTAAACCGGGGGTGCGTCAAACGCCCTCGTCACAGCCCCGGCTGGATATCTCCCGGACCGGACCGGTACGCGTCTGCTGCGATCCGGCTGTGCCGGGTGAAGTCGGCCAGGAGCTGGAGGTGCTCCCGGTACAGGCGCAGCATCTCGGCGACCTCGTCCGTGCTGTAGCCGATGACGTGGAGCCGGTGCGTCTCCAGGTCATAGTCGAACTCCGTGTAACCCGCAGGGAATTCGTCCGGCCCGGAGAGCTTGCCGGTCTCGGGGAAGGAGAAGCCGCCCAGCTCCTGCGGCGCCGTGGTCGGGCCCTCGTACTCGCTCATGATCTCTCCGATCAGCTGTAGCCGTGCCCGGCCATCCAGGCCTTGAAGGTCGCCACCAGGTCCCGGTCACCGACCACGGCCGGGGGCGTGGGGGCCGACCCGGGCACGAGGTTCGGAACGGTGACGTCACCGCTGCGCCGGAGCAGGGCGGTGAGTTCGTCGCCCTGGAACCAGCCCCGGCCGTCCAGCCCCCAGCCCTCGCCCCAGGAATTGTCGACCCAGACGCGGTCGTTGTCGGCGTCGAACTCCCGGGCGAATATCTCGTGCCCGCCCGCCACGCCGGAGCTGAAGTCGACGGCGATGCGGCCGTCCGGCTGCGTCTCCATCATCGAGTTCTCCCACTCCAGCCCGAGGGAGACGGGACCGGCCTGGAGCGCGGTGACGACGGCCGGATAGCTGAAGGCGTGGAAGTACTTGTCGATCAGCCCGAGCATCTTCATCGCCTTGGCCATGCTCAGGCCGTCGGATCCTGTGTCGTCCGGCTCCCACGCGCCGGAGAACGGGTCGATGCGGGTGATGAGCCGGTACATCTGGAGGGCGAAGTCCTCGTCCAGCGCCCACACGGACCCGGCCTTGAACAGCTTCTTGGTGTCGGCCTTGGGGATGACGACCGAGGACGCCCCGACGTAGCCCGAGGCGTTGTCGGTGCCGAGGTGCTCGGGGACGTTGTTCGGCACGCACGAGCCGATGCTGCCCTGGTTGAGGATGGGGATGTGCCGGGGCCAGACCACGTTCCTGATCGCCGTGCGCGGCAGCACGCCGACGGCGTACTGGGGCCGGGCGGAGCGCGAGTCGTGGTGGACGTGACGGCCCAGACGCGGGTCGTTCGGGGCGTACACGTGGGTACGGATGGCCATGCTGCGCTCCTACAGCGTTGGTGCGGGCGTGAGCCCGTTCAAGTCGGCGAGGTCGAACGCCTGCCGGGCCAGCGCCACGCACCGTGGCGGGAGCACGGAGACGTCCCAGCCCCTGAGTATGCCGTCGATGGCCACGTGCGTCGCCGTGTGGCAGTCGGGACAGAGCTTCTTCAGAGGCGTGCCGACGGGCTTGCCTGCGGCGAGGAACCACGACTCGGGGCAGACGTGGTGCGCGTTGAGGATGGGGACGCGGTGCACGTACAGCCCGCAGAGCTGGAGCTGGAGCACGCCGCCGGGCGCGGTGATGCGCAGCGGTACGCCGCTCACGGCGTCTCCTTCAGCAGGGACGGGTGGATGTCGGGGAGCGCGCCGGGCCGGGCGATGCCCCAGCCGTTGCAGTAGTCGCACTCGGCCTTGAGCATGCCGTCGTCCCGCATGATCAGCGTGCGGTCCACGTGGAAGCAGAACCGCATCCCGGTCCCGGCCAGGTTCCGGTTCTGCATGTCCTCCATGACGGCGCGCTCCGGCAGCGTCCAGCGGGTCTCGCTCATGCCCGGCCCCCGAGGCGGTACAGACCGGCGGCGAGGTAGCTGACGCTGGCGGCGCAGACGGCCGCTATGGCCGCTCCTGGGCCCGAGAGAGGCACGGTGTATGCGGCGGACACCCACAGCGCGAAAGCTGCGGAGAACGCCACCGAGGCCGCGAAATGGAGCAGTATCCGGCGGGGGGTGGGCGGCCGTCGGTGGCGGCGCCTTGCACGGTGGTCTGTGGTCATGGACTTCCTTGTCCGGTCAGAGGACGCCCAGCAGGGCCAGGATGAGGATGACGAGCAGGATGACGACGACGATGCCGACGATGCCGTACATGTGACCACCTCCCTTATGGGGCGCTTACCCCTCGGGAGGGTCGTCAGACCTGGCGACAACCTCACCCTCGATGGTACGCAGGTGCGCACCGGCCGCCTCCAGGACGCGCTGCCGCACGGAGGGCTCCAGCTCCGGCGCCGCTGCGAACCCGGCCAGGATGGCCTCGACGACGTCCGTGGCCTCCTCCTCGACCCGGCGCGCCATCGCGATGTCGATCTTCTCCCGGGCGTTCGTGCCCTCCAGCCGGGCCTGCTGCTCCTCCAGCGCACGGAGCTGCGCCAGGGCCGCGAGCACGGGACCGTCGTCGCGCATCGGGTTGCCCTCGGCATCCGTGACGATCTCGCCCTGGTACAGCACGTAGTGCGGGGAGGTCAGGACGCGGTACAGCTGGCGCCGGATGTCGTTGTAGCGGAGCAGGGCGTTGGTGATCTTCTCCTCGACGGCCGCGTCCGCCCGCCTGCGGTACTCCTTCAGCGCCCTGCTGATGTCCACGCCGACCTGGTTCTGGATCTGCGGGATGGAGAGGTCGGGGGTGTGGCGCCGGTAGTCCTCCGCCATCTGCTCCGCGACCATGCGGTACGTGAGACCCCTGTTGGCCAGAGTGACGGCTTTCCACCTGCGTGCCTCGACCACAGACTGCTCGGACGAGTCCCAGCGCTCAGACATGATCTTAACCTCCCTGTGGTCTAGCGGATCACTCCCTTGGTCCGTTCACGGTACGCGATGGCCCTCGCAGCCTCCTCCGCCTCGCTCGCGCACCTGGTCATGGCGCTGCGCATGTAGCTGACGACGGAGATCCGCTCGGCGCCGCAGACCTCGCAGCACGTGGTCCGGCGCTCGCCGCAGGCACAGATGATCGGCGTGTTGCCGTGCCACTGGTGCGCGTCCATCAGGATCAGGTCGTCGTCCTTGAGGTCCACCGCCACCCGGAACTCCGGGAAGGTGAAGATCCCGCCGGAGTACGCGCCCCGGCGCAGCGTGAAGATCGTGCTGAAGCCCTTGTCGAGGTCGCCCCTGTCGGTGTGCACGCCGGTCGGATACGTGTTGTTGACCGTGATCGTGGTGAAGGGCGTGCCGGGCACGACCCAGTCCGGGTGCGTCTTGTCGATCTCCTCCATCTGCGCCGCGTACCGGTCCGGCACGTGCTCGCGCATCCGGCGCGCCACCTCGGCGAACACCGGCTGGAGGGCCTGCCACTGCGGGAGGTTCTTGCCAGTCCACGCGGTCAGTCGGCAGAACTTGTACGTGCCTCCGGGGTCCAGCGAGCCGAGGACCCCGGAGGACACGCCCATCGCGTAGCTGCGCTTGGTCGAGCCGACGTTGACGCGCTCACTGCCCGAGGCCAGGCCCCGGTTGTAGGTGATGACGTCCTTGCGCAGCGCGTGAAGGATCTCGTAGTGCTCGTCCGTCACCACGCCCCGCATCGCACCCGGCAGGTAGACGCACAGCAGCTTGCCGTCCGGCCGGAACACCCGGGCCGGGCCGGTCAGCAGCACGTTGTACGCACTGTCGCTGATGACCTTGCCGACCTTGCTGTCCAGCTCCTCCTGCGGGATCCGGCTGCGGATGCGGACACTGATCACGGCTGCTCCTGATCGCTGAAGGGTTCTCGGTCCAGGATGCCCGGACGGCCGGGCCGGGAGCAGGGCCGGTCAGTACCACATCCGGTACTGCTCCGACCCGCACCGGCACCGGTAGATGGGCTGGAGGAACAGGCCCCATGCGCCGACCCGGCGGTGCCAGTGGATGTGTGGCCACTTCATGGCTGCGTCAGCTCCCGGAGGTCGAGGAGCGGGAACGCGTCGAGGATCTCGTCCACGACGGCCACCCGGTCGGCGTGGTCCACGGACTCGGACCTGATCGTGCGCACGCCGTCGGTGGCTATGGCCCACTCGAACATGCGCTCCGCCCGGGTCATCGCACCCTTGCGCCAGGACGGGTTCTGCTTCCCGCCGCGCTGCTGCCACCGGTAGTCGAGCACGTCCTGCGGAGCGGACAGCGAGACGAACGTGACCTTCACCCCGGCGGAGACGAGCCCGGACAGGAACGGCCGGGTGGCGAGCCGGGCCCCCTCGCCGAGGGCGAACGGGGTCCACGTGGTGGAGAGGAACTGAAGCGCGCGAGGGCCGATGTCCATGGACAGCGCGTCCGTGCCGGGGAAGTCGTCCCGGGGCACGCCCAGCTCCAGTCCGACCTGACGGCCGGAGACAGGGTGCTGGAGCCGGACGTGCGGTACCGGGTGGTGCTTCTCGATGACCTTGTCCCAGTGGTGGGTGAGGACCTTCGCCAGCGAGGACTTGCCGACCCCGGGCGGCCCGGCGATGTAGATCAGCTGGTTGATCACACTCTTCTCCGTTCGTACCGGCGCACCAGGACCAGGCCGCCGTACCACGCCCACAGGAACGCCGAGACCGAGAACAGGCCGACGGCGACGTTGTCCGTCCACCGCGCCCGGCCGGTCACGATGAGCAGCACGGCCGCCGTCTCGAACGCGACGGCCGCGAACAGCAGGAACCTCACGCCGGTCCCGCCTTGGCCGAGGCCGGGAGCGACTTCCACAGCCGGTTGAGGTCGCAGGGCGGGACGTAGCCCGGCCACCGGCCGTCGTCGAACAGGTGCCAGCCCGCGTTGTCGGCGCACCAGTCGACGAGCTGGCTGCATATCTGCCGGTGGCTCGACTCGATGAAGTGCTTCAGGCCCGGCGGGTGAAGGTGGAACCGGTGCAGGGCGATGGCCGCGTAGTCGAACCACGCGTATTTGACCTTCTTGCGGGCCTGCTCCACGAGCAGGCGCACCATCGCGTCCCGGTACTCGTCCGGGCAGATGAGCCAGCGGGTGGTCGCCGGGTCGTGCCAGTTCGACACCTTGCGTGCGCCCTCCGGCATCGCCTCGACGATCAGATCGTCCTCACGCGTGACGTGCGTCTTGCCGGACCGGTCGCGCTCAAAGGTGTTGTAGTCCCCCACGTAGCCGAACGCGTGCTCGTACTTCTCACTGCCGCAGCCGTTGAGCTGCTGCATCCGCCGGATCAGCTCCCCGCCCCAGTCGCTGATCGACGTGAGGCCGATGTCGCCGGGCCTGGGCTGGTAGTACAAGGGACCGAGGTCCACCATGCTGCGCTCCTCTGCGCTTGTTCGTACCGGGGTGCAGGGCCCGGAGTGCGCCGGGTCCGGGTTGGAGCACCAGACCTCGCCGACCACGACGTGCCCGCCGGGCATCAGTTCACCGGCCCGAGCACGAGCACGATCCGGCCGTCCGGCCATACGCCGTCGTCCTCCAGGTCACATACCTCACCGGCCCAGTTCGACTCGGGGACGTACACCAGCCGCTCCGTGCCGGACAGCGGGCTGTGGGCGTTGCCCTCGCCGTCCTTGGCCAGGACCACGATCATGTCGTCCGGGTGCTGCGTCAGCTCCGCCCTCAGCTGGCCGACCGTCATGCAGTGGTCCCACTTGATCGGATCAGGCATCAGCGCTGCCTCTTTTCCAGGGCCTTGAGCGGGCACGACTCCTCGTGCGGAATACGGCCGCAGGTGCACTCCAGCATCAGCCCGCCTCCATCTTCCCGATCAGCTCCCGGGCGTACGAGGGGGCGAACGCGTAACCGGTCCGGGCGAACCCGGTCAGCGCCCACACGTGCGTACTGATCCGGCTCGCGACCGGCTGCTTGTCGACGGACTCCCACCGCACCCCGGCCCGGTAGGTCCAGCGTCGGGTGCAGGTGATCAGGCCCCGGTCCATCATCGTGTTCAGGATCAGCGTGGACCGGGACTGGGCCTCGGCCGGGGTCCGGCCCTTCGAGGCGGCCGTGCGGGTGATCACGCCGTCGTCGGCCGCCACGTGCGTGAGCCGGTCCGTGATGCGCAGCAGCTTGAGCGGCTTGATCATCGTGTAGTCCTTGCACTCGAACACGCCACCGTAGACCGGGCGTCCGGTGTACCAGTAGTCCATCCCGGCGCCGCAGGCGAGGACGAGGTGGTGCGCGTCGGCCGGGACACGCTCCGGCCCGAGGGCCGCGAGCACGCCGCCGGGCCCGTCACGGTACTCGGACAGCCCCCACGAGCCCTCGGGCTTGACCAGAGGGGCCGTGGGATGGACCAGGATGTGGTCGCCCTGCGTACGCACCCGGCCGTCCCGGGTGTGCAGCAGGCCCTCGCGCGTGATGATCCAGCCGTGCTCGTCGTACCAGTCGAGGGACTCACGCACGCGTGCCTTGTCGTCGCCCTTGAACCAGGCCGTACGCACGTAGGCGTAGGCGCAGCGTGACGCGGCAAGGTGGGGCTGCCGGTCGGTCACGAGCACCTCGTGCCCGCGCTCCCGCAGCATTCTCGCCAGCACGGACCCGGCGATGCCCGCGCCCGCTATCAGGATCTTCATCGTGGTGCTCCCGTCCGGTCCCGCAGGAAGATCCGGCCCGTGGTGCAGTAGTGGACCCGTGCCGAGTGGTCGATGCCGAGCCGTCCGGTGATCTCACCCAGGTACGCCTCGGGGAGCACGCGGCGCCGGGCGCGCCAGGCCCGGTCGGCCATGTCCGAGGGGACCGAGTGGAGCTGGAGCTGCATCTGGTCGATGTCGTGGCCCGGGTAGTACCGGCCCCGGGTCATCGAGTGGAAGTCGCACAGGGAGGTCTCCGCCGTCTCCACGCTGACCTTCAGCGCGTGCATGCGCATCTCGTCCACGAGCTGTGCGCTGACCTTGTCGAGGAACGCGACGGCGGCCGGGCCGTTGCCACTCGGCAGGTCCTCATGCAGCAGCTCCAGCCCGTGCCGGGGGCCCGAGGAGTGAGCGTGCTGCATGTCGGGGGCCGCGAAGTCGAGGCCGACCACGTCCTTGATCAGCTCCGTGGTCTTGAACGAGGCCCACCGGCCGTTGCCGGGGATC